GATAGACCTTAGTAATCTTCTTTCGTCACAGACACGCACAGTTGAAGTCTGGAGCGCCTATTTTGAGACTAACCTGCTGTCCAGCATATCACAGACAGGTACAGACGGCATAACGTTGTCGGCTGCGCAGGCGCCCCCAACGTTGTTTGGGGTCCTCGAGTCCAGGGACTATACGCTAAGTGTCTCAACTAGTGGCTCTCCGATTATTGACGCTCTATACACGTTCAGTTTTAGCCTGTCCCAACCTGATCTACAGGTAATTGGTAGGCGTGTGCTGGTGTGGCCGTTTGTACCCCAAACGACTCATAGGGAATCTCTAGAGTGGCAGACCGACATAATCAGTAGTTACGCTGGGGAGCAGCGGCTATCTCTCAGGTCTGAGCCTCGCCAAGCGTTTAACTACACTTACATGTTGACTCCTGAGGAGTTCAGCCGAGCAAAAGCTATATCATACCAGTGGGCGCACAGGGTATATGGCGTACCAGTTTGGTCCGAGCTTACCCACGTTGGCTCCCTACCGATTGGGGCAACCCACATCCCAGTTGATACAACTGTGGCCGACTACAGAGAGAACGATGTAATCATAATATGGGAGAGCAGCAGCAGCGAGATGGCAGTTGAGATATCAACTGTGCAGGCTGGTAGTGTGTCTCTGAAGCTACCCCTCTCTAGGGAGTTTACGAGCGCTTATGTAGCTCCACTTAGATTTGCCAGGGCGTACGCAGGCATTGAGTACTCTCGGTCAGGTAACAACGTAGTGATCTCAAAGGCCACTTTTGCTGTAACACAGAACAAGGACCTTAGCGCCTCAATAGGATACCCAACATACCGGGGTAAGGACGTAGTTACAGACCGTACTATCGTTGTTGGCGATATCTCAGAGAAGCTCTTTAGGCCCATAGACGTATTCGACAATGGCTCTGGCCCCGTCGAGGTGGACACGCAGTCGGACTGGGTGGAGCACCACCAGGTACTCACCTTCAGTACAAAAAACAGGGTTGAACGCTGGAGAGCCAGACAATGGCTGCACAGACTTAAGGGCAAGCAGGGTACTTTCTGGTTAATATCCTGGAATAGAGACCTTGAGGTCACTGCGGACTTTAACTCTACGTCTACAGGTTTGGTGGTTAAGGCCATAGGGTACCCAACTCTCTATGGTGTGAAGGATATAATGATCCAATTGAAGAGCGGCACGAGAGTCTTTAACCGCGTACTTAGTGGTACGAGTAGCGAGGGGGGTACAGAAACTCTAAGCCTGGCCTCTCAGATAGGTGTCACATCTGCAGCTTCTGACGTTGATATGGTTTGCTTTATATCCCACGTAAGACTTGACTCAGACTCAATAGAGATTAGCCACGAGTACAGTGGGCAGGTATCTATCAATGTCTCTGTTGTGGAGGTGCCGGAATGACATACGCAGCATATGAAGCCTCAGCAGCCAGCGGGGCACCTGTAGAGTGTTATGAGTTTATCCAGGGGCTAAATAGGTGGCACTACATCTCAGGCACCCAGGAGTTCAACAGTCTAGGTAGGGTGTTTGTACCCTACCCAATTAAGAGAGACAGGATCAAGCAAGGTGAGGACGCGCTCAAAGAGACCCTGACCCTTACTTTTCCCAGAGGTAATGAGTTTGCAGCCCAGTTCCTTGGCTTTGCCCCTGACGCAGTAACAACTGTTAATGTCTACAGACTGCACTGGACGGACCCAGACCAGCAGCTTACCCAGTACTGGAAGGGTAGGGTCGTAGGTGCCAAGGCTGATGGCAACACCATACAGATCGAGTGTGAGTCTGTGTTTACGTCTATAAAGCGACCAGGGCTGAGGGCGAGGTTCGAGCTTAGTTGCAGGCACACCCTGTATGCTAGGGGTTGTAACGTAAACCAGGAGGCGTACGTATTCGCCGGTAACCTGTTGTCAATCTCCGGTGGCGTAACGCTTACAGTCCAGGGGTCAGGAGTGTTCCAGGCTGGGTATTTCTCCGGGGGGATGGTAATTAGCCCGGACTACAGCAGCCGATTCATCACGGCCCACAGCTCGGACCAGATTACAATATCTCGACCGTTCAATAGCCTGGCTGGTGGGGCTCTGCTGAGGCTATACCCCGGCTGCGACCACCTCCGTACGACTTGCAACACCAAGTTTAACAACCTTGATAACTTCGGCGGATTCCCGTGGATACCAATCAAGAATCCATTCGAGTCCAGCTCTATTGTGTGAGGTGAAGTATGTGGTGGTACGTAGCCCTGTGGGTGGCCTCTTTTGTAGTCAGCTATGCGCTCATGCCCAAGCCGCAGAGCATGAAGCCTCCGGGCCTGGACGAAATCAAGGCGCCAACCGCTGAGATCGGGCGGGAGATCCCCGTGTTGTTTGGCAGAAGAAAGCTCGAGGGTCCGAATGTTGTCTGGTACGGGGACATCAAGCTAGAGGCAATCAGGAAGAAGGGGGGCAAGAAGTGACAGGTATTGTTGTCAGAATCGAGCACTGCCGTAAGTTGCTTTACTGCAGCCGTGGTATCAGGGATCTCTTTGCCAGGTACGGCCTGGACTACTCTGACTTCCTGGCCAATGGCATAGATGCACAGACCCTACTAGAAGCGTCTAACTATGACGCTATGGTTGAGGCTGTCGTGGAGGTGGCCCGTGGGGAAGAGTAAAAAGGTAACAGTAGGCTATAAGTATTACGTCGGTATGCACATGGTGCTATGCCACGGCCCTGTAGATTCCGTAACAGCCATCGAGGTAGATGACCGCACTGCGTGGTCAGGGGCCGCTACTGGCGGCAGCGTCTCGATCAACGCCCCTGACCTGTTCGGTGGCGAGAGCCGAGAGGGGGGTGTCGTCGGCACCGTGGACGTTATGATGGGCAGCACCACGCAAGGTAGGAACGATTACCTACAGTCGAAGCTTGGGACTGATATCCCGGCTTTTAGGGGTGTACTCAGTGCCATCCTTAGGCAGGTATATGTCGGCAACAACCCTTACCTGAAGAGCTGGTCTTTCTGGGTCACACGGCGCAATACGAGACTTGACGGCCAACCCCAGTGGTACCCTGGTAGGGTTGCCATCGGTAACGATATGAATCCAGTTCATATCATTCGAGAGTGTCTGACAGATCCGTCGTGGGGTATGGGGTACCCTGAGGCTGACATTGATGAAACGTCGTTCACCGCCGCTGCAGATACGCTGTTCACTGAGGGTATGGGCATGTCCCTGCTGTGGGACAAGTCTATGCCCCTTAATGAGTTTCTGACGGAGGTGCTAAAGCATGTTGACGGCAGCCTCTACGTGAGTAGATCTACGGGTAAGTTCACACTCAAGTTGATTAGGGGCGGTTACAGCGTAGTATCTCTCCTAGAGTTGAACGAGAGTAATGTCTCCAAAATTACGGACTTTAAACGCAATACAATCGGAGAGCTTGTTAACTCAGTAACCGTTCAGTTCTGGGACGGGAGCACGGGCAAAGACAACTCTGTCACTGTGCAGGACATCTCACTTGTTGTCCAGCAGGGGGCAACCGTTGGTACAACGCTACAGTTCCCCGGCTTCACTACGGGCACGAACGCAACTAAGGCTGCGTCACGCTCTCTTAAAGTGCTGTCGACGCCACTTGCCAGCTGCACTATCTACGCCAACAGAGCGGCGTCTACGCTAAATGTGGGTGACGTGTTTAAGTTGAACTGGCCCAGGTTCGGGTTCACGTCCCTAGTTATGCGCGTTAGTAATATAGAGTTTGGGGCCCTCGACAACAACGAGATTCGCATCACTGCAGTTGAAGATGTGTTTGGTACGTCGTCCGCCATCTACGCCCCGCCTCCCCCCAGCGAGTGGACAAACCCCATCAGCGTTCCTGCCCCGTGCCCATACCACGTGACTATTGATGCGCCGTACTGGGAGCTATTCCCCAGGCTCGGTGAGGCAGCTGCGCAGGCCCTGCCCGCTACTGTGTCTTATATCGTTGCTACTGGTGTGCGCCCATCTGGTGATGCCGTTAATGCAAAGCTGTACACAGACCCGGGCAATAATGATGTGTGGGCTGAGGCCAACACAGTTGATTTCTGCCCAACAGCCGTACTAGGCGCCACAACGGGGTTCAATGACACCGTCTGGCCAATCAACAGTGGCATTGACACTACTCTGGTTAGCCTTAACACCTATGCGATGATTGATAACGAGTTCGTAGCCGTAACGGCTATTAGCTCCACATCTATCACTGTGCTGAGGGGTGTTCTGGACACCGTGCCAGCTGTACATACAGTTGGGGCACGTATCTACTTTATAGAGGACACCTGTGAGACAGACGGTATAGAGTATGCCACGGGAGAAACAGCCAGGATAAGGCTGCTTCCGACCACGGGTCGTGGAACACTTGCCATAACTTCGACCACAACACAGAGCCGCACGCTTGCGGCCAGGCAGGCCCGCCCCTACCCGCCTCAGAGAGTCAGGATAGGGGGCCTAGCCTACCCTAACAGTGTTAGGGGCGACGCCGACATAACAGTGACCTGGGCGCACAGGGATCGCCTTCAGCAGACTGTTAGCCTGGTCGGTACAGAGACCGGAAGCATTGGCCCTGAGGCAGGCACCACCTACACAGTCCGCGTTCTAACCTCAGGTGGCACTGTGATCAGTACTCAGTCAGGACTGACCACTACGACGCACACGTTCACTGTTGCTGTACTCGGGGGCAACTACGGCGCCCTGCGGATTCAGCTTTTGTCAATACGAGGGGGCATGGACAGCCACCAAACACACGACATCCCGTTCCTGAGAGCAGGCTACGGGGCAACCTATGGTAATTCCTACGGAGGCGCATAATGGCAGCACAAACTGAACCGAGAAGCGGCATTCAATACGGCTGGACGCTTGGGGAGAACTCCTGGCATACGGGGATGGACGCGAACCTGCTGTGGTTGGGCAGGTTCGGCACCCACCTCAGCGTCAAGGACAGGAGCTTGAGCACGCCCCCTGCGTCCCCCGCCACAGGCGATACCTATATTGTGGCTGCTGCTGGGACTGGGGCCTGGAACACGCACGACAACAAGGTTGCTGTGTGGTCCGGGTCAGCGTGGGTGTTCGGGACGCCCCGCGTAGGTTGGATGGCGTTTATCGAGGATGAGGCCGTCCTCTCCATCTACAAATCAACAGGCTGGTCAGCTGGCGTCGCTTTCTAGTTTTGCCGTAGGGGCCTTCCCCGCGCACCTCTTTGAGGGCGCGGGGCTTTTTATGCCAAGTGCAAGAATAGATAGACAATAGCCACAACGATTGCTAATCTGTCGATAACATTGGTTGAATCGCGGGTTCGAACCCCGCCATGCCCCCGGCCTTATCTAAGCTTACGAATCTTCAGCGGCTTTGGCAACTTTGTTGCCGGCACTTCACTAGCTGAACGCTGTACCACAACCTCCTGCACTACCTCAGGTGTAGGCAGCCAAGGTTCGCTGGAGAGCCTGGACAGGAACTCAATCCGCCTCGCCAACTCTCGTGTCCAGTCGAACACATATCCTTGCTGCGTATGCTTAATCAGCAGCCCGTGAACCTTCTGTAGGCGCTCTGTCAGGACACCGACCCTGTCCTCGTCGGGCACTGCTTTCACTGTCTGGTAACAGTCCTCGCACACAACCTTATCGCCTAGCGGCCTGCCGGCCCAGGAGTCACAATAGTGGCAACCCATGTTCTTATCCTTATCCTTATGCGGGTGCCCGCCCACGCTTTCCCGCAGCACCCTTAGGTGTTCGTCATGCTGACCTGACGATGGCCTGACCCGGGTGGGTCCGTGGGCGGGCGGTGACTTATACTGCGCTGATCTTCAGCCTGTCGACGATGGCTAGGATCTCTTGGAAGTTGCCATGATAGGCATCCCGCCACTTGCCCATGCCCCGGCCCTCCCACTCAGTCAACCCGTCTCTCCGGGGGAAGGGGTACTTCTCCACAAAGATGGGGTACCTGACCTGCACAAATGAGCTTGCCGAAGAAGCCTCGGCGCAGGCGTACCTCAGGCTCACCCATCTCCTGGGTGGGGCGGATAGGGGCTACCATCAGGGTTGCTCCAGGTGGCCCAAGCACTCGCCAACCATGGCGTCCCAACTCACGGGGAACAGGCCCTCCATGATCTCACTGATCTGGCTGCCCAGGATCTGGGCTTCCTTCTGGGCGTGGGCGTCGAGCCTCTGCTGGCAAACCCGGGCAAACGCAGCGAGGCTGCCCGTCCAGCGCCACGTCACCATCATGTTCTGGGGCAGGTTGATGCGGGCAAGTTCAGGGGCAACGCCTGCATTAAGCATGTCGAAGTAGAGGCCGACAGCGCCCTCTGCGTATGTCTCAGCTGCCTCACCAGGGTCAATGTTTTGACGGGTGTAGTGGAAGTTATCACCATCGAGGTGTAACTTCCACCCCTCCAGGCCGCTTATGCACGTGTCGCTAGAACCCTGCTTGATGCCGCCCTCCGGCCGCGCACGCCACCCGTCCGGGAACCAGAAGGTGGGCTCGTCATCAACATATCTACGACTCGTTTCACTCCATGTGAGGCCGATCTGATGCTTCACATACTGGCGGGCCAGGAAGATCGGCGCTGTGATCCGCATCTGCACGTGCGGGTGAGCCATCGGCGCCCAGTGGGTAGCATGCCGGCGCAGCTTCAGGAAGAGGTGATGGATCTCCAGGTCACTCATCGTGCGAACGGACTGGATCATCTCGTTCCACTCGGACTTTCGAAAGCCCGTGGCGAGGAACCGAATCAAACCCTGATCCGGTTCCGACAGGACGTTGTCCCCAAACTTATGATCCTTGGAAAAGTCCAGCTTCCAGCCGCTCTCCTTGTCAAAAGATACCCGAGCGTTATTGACGACGTTCAGGTCGTCCCCCATGTGCATGATGCATTCACACGAAATGTCTTCCTTGATCATTTGTCATTCTCCAAACTCATCTCAAGGTTGGCGATAGCCACCGCAACCTGGGCCATATCCCCTGCCAGCTCTTTGGCCATAGCCTTGATACTCTCTGCAGTGTCGATGATGTTGTCCCGGTCCTCCTGGTCCAGCTCCAGGAGGCTACCCTTGATCATCA